TTGTTAACAAAGAGATTGGTAGCGTGTTGCTTAAGCTTGATCGTGTATTCGATAGATTATCTAATACTGATGTATATGACATTGATATTGTTATCGATGGTGGTATCTCTACAATCTTCACAACAACTCAATTGTTAGGTGCTGATTATTTTGATGACACCGTAAACATGAATGCATATGTGGAAGGTTTAAGATCTGCTAAACCTACTACTGATATATTAGCAGCTGGTGGTAATGCTGCAGCTGTAATAACCAATTGGAATGAAGTCTATAGCAAGTTTAACAATTTCTGTCAGTTTATCAGACAAGATTGTTTATTCATTGCTGATGCATATAGAAATATATTAGTTGATGGTCCTAATACCAAGACTGTTAGTACAACAGGTTATAACTTCGGTCAATACATTTACTCACCATTTAAACATTTGTTATATGCTGCAAATTCAAGTTATTCTTGTATTTACAGCACTTGGGGTAAAGTGTTTGACTCATTTAGCGGTATGGATACTTGGATACCTTTCAGTGGTGTTGCAGGTCAATTAATGGGTAATACAGATGCAAACTTCAAACCATGGTATGCACCAGCAGGCTTTACAAGAGGCTTAGTGCTTACATTGAATGATATTGCATTTTATCCAAATCAAGCACAACGTGATCAATTGTATCCAATACAAGTAAATCCAGTTGCATTCTTCCCAGGTGAAGGTTTCGTTGTAATGGGTCAAAAGACATTACAACAAAGACCAAGTGCCTTTGACAGAATCAACGTTAGAAGATTGTTCTTGGTACTCGAGAAACAAACCAAATCTACAGTTAAGTACTTTGTATTTGAACCAAATACATTGTTTACAAGATCTAATCTCGTTAACGTTATCAATCCAATATTTGATGATGCTAAGAATACAGAAGGTCTTTATGACTACTTAATTGTTTGCGATGAACGTAACAATACACCAGAAGTAATTGATCAAAATCAATTAATTGTTGATATTTACCTTAAACCGGTAAGAACAGCAGAGTTCATCTTGGTGAACTTCATTGCAACAAGAACATCTCAGAACTTCCAAGAAATAGTAGGCTAAACAAACCCCCAAAACACGAAGCCAGCCGAAAGGCTGGCTTTTTTTATCTACAATTTTATCAAATATACATTGTAGATAATAAATAATTACATGCCAGACGTAAAGCAAACAATTAGTGATTTTTATAGAGTAGCGTTACAACGCGACTTCTCACGTGATTTCCAATTCAGATTATTATCCATCAACACCGGTGGTTCTTCTTCGGTTACGTTTGATGAAAATGATCTTGTGTATCTCACCGCTGGTTCTTTACCTGAAAGATCTATAACCAACGTTGCAGTGCCATATATGGGCTTAAACTTCAATTTACCAGGTGTTGCTTCATATGGTGGTTCTGAAAATTATGCATTAACATTCTATTGCGATGCACAATCAATTATCAGACGTAAGTTTGAAGATTGGTCACGCGATGTATTCGATGATGCTACAAGCACAGGTAATTACTTCACACCAAGACAAACAGCCACTATTGACTTGTTACAACTTGATACACAGCTCAATAGAGTTGCTCAATATCAATTGGTAGGTGTATCAGTTAGAAGTGTTGGTGCTATTGAATATCCAATATCTTCTGGTACAGGTAATATTGTAAACTTCCCTGCTACTGTTTCATATCACTACTTTAGAAGATTGGCACCACCAAGAACACAATAATCCAAGCTTAAATAATCTTGGATGAATAACCCATTAACAGATGCAATCCAAGGTTTAAAAGATGCAGCAAAAGGTGTAGCTGCGGGGACTAATCCATTAATAGCCCCGCAGCTTTCTAATTTATTTGGTTTCACAATACCTGGTATACCCTTAATAAGTGCAAGAGATTTCTTTCTCTTTCAGATGGAATCATGGCTAACCTCCATTCCATTAAAGACACAATGGTTAGTTGTAATACAAGGTTATCCTAAAGCACTCACCACTCAAACTTTACAAGCATTGGAATTAACAGGAGGTAATACTCACAATTTTGATATCAATACAGCTGGTAGAATTCTTAAATCATTTCCTCTCAATAAAATTACTGGTTGTATATTTGCACAAGGTGTTGGTATTCCTGAAAATGAAGTTACAAATACAGCTTTTACTGAAAACCAACTCAATAGGGGTTTCTTAAATGGTTTAATTAGTAATGGTAGAGGTACTTATGATGGTGGTTTGCAAATTAACTTCATGGAAACTAATACATCATTTGTTGATTTTATTATTAGACCATGGGTAATTTTAGCTGATCACTATGGTTATGTAGCTAGACCACCTGAAGAATCAGATAAAGATGTTAGTACAACTATAACAATTTTACAATATACCAGATCATATCAGAAGTTATCAATGATACCAAGAAAGATTTGGACATTTTATAATTGTTACCCTACATCTGTTGCTAGTAGAGAATTAACATATGATGGTGAAGCAATGGATACATTTCCAGTAACATGGAAATATAGCAATTATGCTATCCAAAATACACTCTATTTACCGCTTCCAGATATTATCACAAAAATATCTCAGATTGCAAAGAATCCAAGAGGTGCTATACCACGTATATCTCCATTACAAGAACCTGGTAATCAGATCTTACCTAGAATACCTTTATAAAATCAATAAATGATTTAGATGAATTCAAGTTTTAAGATAAAAATATATCTACCTGCTATTCAAAGATATATTTTTGTAAAACAATTCAATAATCACACCTATAAAACATTACTTAAACATTTAGCAAATAAAAATGCTGAAACGTTTAATATCTACATTAATGAAATGTTAAGTGAACATTGTGATTATGATATATCACAATTAAATTTTATTGATAAATTTGTTATTTTACTCAATTTAAGATGTGTATCTATCGGTGATACTCTTGTACACAGTATACAAAAAGAAACAAGTAAATACAACTTAAAGTATAATATTTATGATGTAATAAAAAATGTTACCGATAATGGTTTTATAAAGAGTGATAAGATCATTTATCACAAAAATTGTAATATAAAAATGTGTGTACCGAAAAATCTATTTATAGATATTCAAGAACCTGGTAATTTTATTGAATATATTACTATTGGTACTAAAAATTTTAAACTAGATGATTTAACAGATAGTGATAAATCAGAAGCAATCAATTTACTTCCGGGTAACATCTTATATGAATTATACGACGAAATACAAGTTATTACCACTAGTATTAATAAAATTGAATTAACAAAATTTAAAGTAGATGTGGAAAGTAAAGATCTTCATACATTGAATATGCATTTAGATAAAGATAATATGTTTAGTATTCTGAACATATTCTTTAACGAATTACTCACAAATCTTTTCATTAAACAATTCATTCTTAGTAAAGAATATCATGTATCTTGTGAGTATTTTGATTCTTTACCACCTATCGAATCAGAAATAATGTATAATTTCCATAAGGAGATAGAACAGAGAGTAAATGATGAGAGTAAACAAAAGAATAAAGGACCAAATATACCAGGTGTACCAGGTGGTGGAGTTGATTAACATTGTTTAATATCTAAGTAAATAGTATGACAGCTGACGAAATTAAAAAGGTTAACCAACTCTACAAGGATCTTGATAGCAAGGACGCAAGAATTACTATTCTTGAACAAACAAATAAGGCACTCGAAGCACAGGTAGTAGCTCTTTCTTTGGCAGTTAAGGTAGAAGAGACTATTTCCAAGTTGGATAAGATAAATAAGAAGTAATGAAGACAAAGTATATTATATCCTACAACGACAATACAGTTAAAGTGTTTAACGCTATGACTGGATTAGTTATTAGAACGTTAAAAATTAATGGGGATATAGTAAACGGGCCTGTTCAATCAGGTGATCAATTCACACTTATTGTAAGAGTAGGTAATAAATTGCAAGGTAGAATTTACAAATTGCCTAATTGCTTTTTAATTAGAAATTTTAACGCATAGTTGGTTGATTTTTATCAACTAACAATCACAATTACTACATGAAAACATTAGAAAATTGTGATTACATAGCTGAGACAACTAACCCTATAGATGATTCTCTGTATAGTGAAACATTACAAGAGAAATTATTTATAGGGTTTCCTATTAAAAATAATTACGATCATTTAAGATTTGTAATACCTGAAAGATTTAACCCACAAAGAATTAAGGTAAATGGTAAATGTTTTTATGGTGTGTGGGTAGATGGTGAAAAAATTGCAAATGATAAAGTTGTTACATTTATTAGAGTAGACGAAATAATCTTTTCTATACCGTTTGGTGATGGTGTAGAGTTTGTTAGTCAAGAGTTTAAAGATTTTGAAACTATAGTGTATAAGGAGTCACCAGTTTTGTTTTATCATAAGTTAGCTCAGATGTATATTTACATGTTTTTAACTTGAAATTCCCGAAAATTATATTATAAATAATACACGCTTTATGAATGTAATCAAACGCAACGGCTCAAAAGAACAATTTAACGAAGAGAAGATACTTGCAGTCATTACTCGATGCTGTGAGAATATTAAGTTTGCCGATGTTATGCAGGTAATGTATAACGCAAAGATCAAACTATATGACGGTGTACCAACTACCGAGATCGACAAAGCTCTAATTAAATCCGCTAGAGCTCTTATTGAAGAAGAACCTAACTATACATATGTAGCAGCTAGACTTCTTCTTACTACTATATATAAAGAAGTTTTCGGTGAAAATACTGATAGCGATTTGTTTGAGTTTCAGTATCGTAAATCGTTTATTTCTAATATTAAGAACCTTATTGAAGAGGGTATTGCTAGTAAGGAGCTTAAGAAGTTTAACCTTAAAAAATTATCTGAATATATTCAGATTGACAGAGATAATAAGTTTGAATATCTCGGTCTTCAAACTGTTTATGACCGTTATCTTTATCATATTAAAGGTCGTAAAGTTGAAACCCCTCAAGCATTTTGGATGCGTGTTGCTATGGGATTGGCAATTCGTGAAGATGCAGAAGAGCGTGACGAGTGGGCTATGAAGTTTTACGATGTGTTAAGCACATTTAGTATTATGTCTTCTACACCTACTTTGTTTAATAGTGGTGGTATTCATAATCAGCTTTCTTCTTGCTTCTTGTCTACTTTTGAAGATAGCATCGATGGTATCTTTGATGGTTTGCATCAAGAGTCTCTTAAGAGTAAATATGCTGGTGGTTTGGGTATGGACCTTACTGCTTTCAGACCTCAGAATTGTTATATTAAAGGTACTAACGGTTATACACAAGGTGCAGTTTATTTCTGGAAGCTGTATAATGACATGTTAGTTGCAGTTAACCAAGGTGGTAAACGTAAGGGTGCTGGTTGTGCTTATGTTGAATCTTGGCATGGTGATATTAACGACTTCCTTGAGCTTCGTAAGAACACTGGTGATGAACGTAAGCGTACTCATGATATGAATACTGCTAACTGGATCCCTGACTTGTTTATGAAGCAAGTTGAGGCTAATGGTCCTTGGTATTTGTTCTCTCCTACTGAATGTCCTGAATTGCATGAGACGTTTGGTGAAGAGTTTGAAAAGGTTTATTGGTCTTATGTTGAAAAGGGTAAGGCTGGTAAGTTAAACTTCTTTAAAGAGCTTGAAGCTAAAGAGCTTTGGAAGAAGATGCTTAGGATGATTTATGAGACTGGTCATCCGTGGATTACATTTAAAGATCCTTCTAACATTCGTTATAGTAATCAGCATGTGGGTGTAGTGCATTCTAGTAATCTTTGCACTGAGATTCTTCTACATACTAAACCTACTACCTTTAAGGATGATGGTACCCGTAAGGTTAAGGAGTATGGTGAGACTGCAGTGTGTAATCTTGCTAGTATTAACTTGGCTGAATTCATTTCAGTTGAAGGTGGTATTGATTGGGAAAGAATGGAGAATGCAATACGTACTAGCATGAGAATGCTTGATAACGTTGTTGATATTAATTTCTATCCTACTGAAGAAGCAAGAAAGAGCAATCTTGCACATAGACCGGTTGGTTTGGGTTCTATGGGATGGCACGATGTTTACCATGCTTTAAATGTACCTATTGATAGTGATGAAGCAGCTGAACTTGCAGATAGTATCTATGAGTTTATCTCCTTTAATGCTATTAAGGCAAGCTGTGATCTTGCAAAAGAACGTGGTAAGTATAGTACCTATGAGGGATCCCTTTGGAGCAAAGGTATCTTGCCGGTTGATACATATATTAAACTCTATAAGATTCGTAATGGTGAAGAACTTAAACGTTCAGATCTTGAGAAGTTAGAAGACTGGGATATATTGCGTGAAAATATTAAGCAATATGGTATGAGAAATAGTAATACAATGGCTATTGCACCTACTGCTTCTATTAGCTCTATTACCGGTGCATGTCAGAGTATTGAACCTTATTTTAGTAATATTTTCGTGTATAGTACCCTTTCTGGTGACTTTACAATGGTTAATAAGTGGTTTGTTGAAGAGATGAGAAAGTATGGATTGTGGAATGAGTCTATGTTGACTTATCTCAAGAATAACAATGGTGATATTCAAAATTACCCATTCAAGCAGAGTGAAACTCTTACTGAAGCTGATATTAAGTTAATTAAAGCTAAATATAAGACTGCATTTCAAATTGATCAGTTTAGATTGATTGATAATGCTGCAAATAGACAAATTTGGATCGACCAAGGTCAAAGTCTTAATTTGTATAATGATAAAACTTCACTCAAGCATTTGAATGACATCTATATGTATGCTTGGAAGAGTTGCTTGAAGACAACTTATTACTTGCGTGGTAAGGGTGCTAGTGAGGTTGAAAAGAGTACGGTTGTAAAGACTGAACAACCTGAAATTGATACCCATGAAGAGGAGCCACCAAAGATGTGCATTATTGGTGATCCTAGTTGTATGAGTTGCCAATAATTAACAAGCGCCTTCGGGCGCTCTTTTTTTCTTATGATATATAATCACGAATTAGAAAACTTAACTGAAGATGAATTAGCTGTATTGTGGCTAATTGTAACTAAACAAGGCACAAAACTGGAAATGTGGGAAAATATTAACTGTTTTCGTAAAGAGTATATAGTGGAATATATAATGAAAAATAGACATAAATTGACTGAGAAGGGTGTATCTACTATAAAAGATTTAATGAAAAAACTTTCACATATGGAGAACCCTATATCCGGGTAAGAGAGTTACATAAAATACTTGTAATCAACATTTTGCATACTATACTATTAGACATAAATTTTATTTACATATGAAGACTGGCGAAATTATCAGTAACAATCAAACAGGTGTCAATCAAATATTACCTCATGTAAACAAGTGGGCTTGGGACTTGTACAAAACTGGTAAACGTAACAATTGGGATCCAGAAGAGATCGCAATGACACGTGATAGTCAAAACTGGAATAGTGGTTTATTGACTGAAGATGAAAAGAGAGTTGCAAAACGTACTCTTGGATTCTTTGCAGGTAGTGAGAGTTTAGTTGGTAACAATCTTGTAACTCTTTATCAGTATGTAACTGATCCTGAATGCAGACAATATATGTCAAGACAAATTTGGGAAGAGTGTTTGCATAATGATACTGTTGTTCATATTTGTGATTCTCTATCTTTAAATATTGCTGAAGTGTATGAAGCTTATAAAACTATACCTTCAATTAAGGCTAAAGATGAGTTCTTAATGAGTGTAACTGATGGTATTCTTACTGATGTAGATGTATCAACAACTAAAGGTCTTCAAGAGGTTGTTAGAGCTGCATTTTTGTATTGGATAGTTTGTGAAGGTACATTCTTCTTTTCTGGTTTTGCTATGTTATTGGCAATGAAAGAAAAGTTGCCAGGTATTGGTGAACAAATTGAATATACTCTTAGAGATGAAAGTAACCATATTAAGTTTGGTACAACGTTAATCAATAAGATTAAAGAGCAACATCCTGAAATATGGACTAATGAGTTCGAAAATGAGTTAACTGAATACCTTAAACAAGCGGTAAAACTTGAGATCGCTTATGCGAACGATGTGCTCCAAGGTGGTATACTTGGTTTAAACTCTAGTATGTTTGTTCAATATATGGAATATATTGGTAATAGACGTCTTGAAGGTATTGGTATGAAGCACCGTTTCAAGAGTGATACTAATCCTTTCAAATTTTTAAGTGAAGTGCAAGATCTTATTAAAGCTAAGAACTTCTTTGAAACTCGTGTTATTGAGTATCAGAGTTCTGGTGCACTGAGCGACGATTTTTAATATGGACTTCTACACAGTACCAAAGTACGCAGTCATTAATGCATTCAAACAATATCCAACAGATAGCTTTGAATATGATTATATTTTTAATGACTGCGTACCTTATTTTGATAAAAACAATTACTGGCAATCTCATTTACCAATAGGCATCTATGATGATGTCGAAGGTACTAATGATGTTGAGTTAGTCGGTATATGTTTCTTTATTATTGACAGCTATAAAGATATTAAGTATCTTGATATCAAACGTATTATGACTTCTACTAAACATAGAGGTCAGGGTTATGGTTCAAAACTGTATAATGCAGTGTGTAATCATGCATTATACAGTGATGCTAAATATATCCGAATGTTCTGTGCACCTGAAGCTAAAGACTTCTACAAATATATAGGTTGTAAATTTCATGGTGAATGTGAAAGTGGTTATTCATTTGTGTTTCAACCTATTAAACATTTTAATAGAAATGCGGAAACTTTAGCACTTGAAAATGAATTCATAGACAGTCAAATTAAGAAGTATAACGGTAAGAGGTACTAATGAAAAATCCCATACTTGTTAAATCTAGCGATGAGCTAGTTTTAATTCTTGACTATTGCTGGATGCCTTTGTGCATTACTTCAGTAAGAGAAGGCATCAAAAAACTTTATTGTTTTGGTTCAAAAAATCATAAACAACCTAAAGTTAGAGCTATTAATCAACATGGTGAACCTGTGTGTTGGGAAGATTGGGCAAATTCATCTCAATCTAACTATTATGAGAACCAACCGTTTATTAAAACGGCTAATCAATTAATACCTGTACCAACTATACTTTTAACCACTTCACACTTCTATTATCAAACGAAAAGATTGCCTAAACTATCTTTCTTGTATAAAAAGTATAAAGGTATCTGTCAAATTTGCGGTACTCATAAACCGCAAAATATGATGTCTCTCGAACATGTGTATCCTAAATCTTTTGGTGGTACATTAGATTGGTTTAATATCACTCTTAGCTGTCAACCTTGTAATAGTAAAAAAGGTCAAATGTACCCTTATGCAAACTACAAAGGTGAAGAGCTTACTGGTACAGCTTATCATGAAATTGAACGTATTCATTTCAAGGTGCTTAAAAGAGAAGAATGGAGAGATTACATTTTTAAATAAATACTAGTATGTTTGATAATCTAACTAGACAAGAATCATTAGATGCGATTAATGTAAGAGTGAAATCCATTGACACAACAATGCGGGATAATACCATACCACACACTGAACGTAAACTTACCATTGAACAATGTCATAATGAAATCAGAGAACTTTGGTATCATATCTACGATTTGGAAGGTAAACCTTACACCCGGGAGTAGTTCACTTTTATTTTTGAAAAATCTTGATTCCATTTAAAAATTTCATATCATATGAGTATGAACAATAAGTTCACTAAAGAGCAAGCACAAGCCAAGATCTACGAACTCACTGAAGACCTTATTCGTATCCGTCAGGATAAGAAAGATATGAATGCTGGTTTTCGTGAGAAGATTAAAGGTATTGAAGATGAAATTCAAGCTATCATCGATGAAGCGAATGATAGTGAAAATCCGTAATATGAAATATCAAGTAATACTTGAAATATTCACCGACGATAAAGTCGATATAACTAAAAGACAAACTAAAAAGAAGATAGAGACAGAATTGTTAGGAAGATACGCAACGGGGACCTTGTTTAAACATATTGAAGGTATAAATAAGGTCAATGTTGCAGTAAAAGCACCAGGAGTTCTTTAAAATATGGCAACTTATACGCGTAAAAAGAGTGTAACTTATAATACAAAGAAGCACACGGTTAAGAAAACCGTTACTGTTACAAAATCTGTTAAACGTCGTAAGTAAATTGCATTGGGGTGTTGCATAATGGTAGTGCACGGGACTTTGACTCCCGCAGTGGAGGTTCGATTCCTCCCACCCCAACCAATAAATAATTACATCGGAGTGTAGCTCAACTTGGTAGAGCACTTGCTTTGGGAGCAAGTTGTTGCAGGTTCAAATCCTGTCACTCCGACCATTTTTGTTCTTTAAAAATTTGATCATTAGTGTATAGAATTAAGCACGCTACCGCTCCGGAGGTAGGGGAGACTGAAGTTGACGAGATAGACAGTTGGAACAACGGTGAAATCCTCGTATATTCATAAGTCATGGTCATCCAATTTGGGCTGTTGGTGATAGTGGTAGCACGGGAGCTTTGCAAGCTTTAGGGAAGAGTTCGATTCTCTTACGGTCCACCAATTTTATGAAATGTTTAGTAGTAGGTATAGTTTTTAATCTCAATATAAGTGATATAGCACCTTTCTTTGTTTCATTACGAAAACATTATAAAGGTGAAATTTGTATCATTACCCCCGAAAAAAATCAACAAATTTTAGATTTCTATAAACAATATAACGTAAACGTTGTTGATATAAAACTTAATAACGATAGACACGTTGCATTTAAACAAAGAATATCTATAATTAACACATTACTCAAATGTGTATATCATAATGTTGATAAAGTATTCTTTACTGATGTAAGAGATGTATACTTTTTTGGTGATATCTTTACTTGTAAGACATCTGCAGAAATTACCTTCTTTGCTGAACCACAATTAATTGGTAACTGTTCAATTAATTCAAGATGGTATGAAATGTGTTATGGTGCAGATGAACTCAATAAAGTTCGTAATAATTTAATTATATGTAATGGTACTATTTTAGCTACTAAACAAGGTATGCTAAATTATACTGAACTAATGTTAGATGAAGTTGATAAATCTAACTATGTTACTGATCAAACGAATACCAATTATCTAATACATAATAACAAAATTTCAAATTTTGAAATACTCAAACATGGTGAAGGACCAATTGGTACTTTTACACATGATAAAAACATGTCTGAGTGTGTTGTAGTTGATCATAGACTTTTTAACAAAAATAATAACACCGCAGTATTAGTTGCACATCAATATGATAGATGTGAAGTGTTAAATAATTACATCTCTAATTATTGTTTTTTCGATAAACATCTTAGCAATAGAGAAATTTATGAACTTTGCACAGCATTATATAATGGTGATCAAAAGTTTATCGAATTAAGAAATTTCATTGTAAGCAATAGATACGGTTTTTGTGATAATGAACACTATGTGATGTGGGATAAATTAGTTCATAATCAACGTAATCATTTTAAATTCATTGAAATAGGTGTTTACAAGGGTCAAATGATAGCTTTGTTATCATTATTGGCTAAAAGACATAATCTGAATTGTAATATATACGGTGTGACACCATTAGAAGAGGTGGGTGATAAGTACACTGTATATGATAAGGTTGATTATTTGGGTATTATAAAATTGGTACATCAAACATTTGGTGTAGAATTTAACGAGAATCAACTCATTAAAGGGTTATCAACAGATAGCAACATTAAAAATAAAGTCAGATCTTTAGGTGGTTTTGATATTGTTTATGTTGATGGTGGTCATGACTATGAAACAGTTGTATCTGATATTAATTTAGCTAAAGAAATTTGTAATGTGGGTGGTTATATAGTTATGGATGATTCATCTAATTATAAAGACTTTAATGGATTGAATATATTCCAAGGTCATAACGAAGTTTCATTAGCAACTATTGATCATTTAGCTAATGATGTTCACTTTAGTGAAAAATCTTGTGTAGGTCACAATAGAATTTTTCAAAAGAGTATATAAATATATTCATAGCGCGGGTATGATGTAGTGGTAGCCTGACTGATTGCCAATCAGTGCGTGTCGGTTCGATTCCGACTACCCGCTCCATTCTTAGAAAACAGTTAACGTAGCCTAATAAATATTAACATGGCTAGACCTACTAAACTAAAAAAAATTTTTAAATGTTTAAACTGCGGTGCTACAAAAGAAATGATGCACCATTTAGTTTCTAAAAATAAGTTTTGTAACCCGGCTTGTAGAGGTGAACATAAACAACAACTAAACAAGCAAAAATGGTTAAACGGTAGTTCAAAAATAATTGAAAGGGTAACAATACGTAGATATCTTACTGAAGAAAGAGGTTACAAGTGTGAATGTTGTAATATAGTTGATTGGAATAATAGACCAATAACTTTACAGGTAGATCATATTGATGGTAACCCTGGTAATCATAAACCAAATAATGTGAGATTACTGTGTCCGAATTGTCATAGTCAACAAGATAATTGGGGTGCAAAAAATAAAGGAAGTGGGAGAAAAAGTAGGGGTTTACCTTTGAATTAAATTTGATTTTAATAAATACATACAATAATATAGTTATAGTTCTTTAAAATTTCGGGCGTGTCCCGGTTTCGATTTAATAGTCGAGATTAACTAGGCATGTAGAGGATGACAGTTGGCCTCTTAAACATCTGTCAACAAAGTAACTGCCAATAAAGTTGTTGCTGAATATAGTGTTTCATTTGAAACAGTCGCTGAATACGACTATTCATTTGAAGATGCTGTAGCCGAAGTCTAAGACTTCACACTTATTAAGTTGATATCTGATAGATTTAGTAAGTGTTAAATATCAGGTTAGATTGTTATTATAGTTGTGTATAACAATTGAAACTTTACAACATAGATAATATGTAGTTTGTTAATTCAAGCATATTATTGAAACTTAAAATTAACTAAGCATGTAGTCTAGTGGTTAAACCTATTAAAGACGTGGGTTCGATTCCCACCACGTCCACCAATTTGTGGGTAGATGGCTGAGTGGTTTAAGGCGGCGGTCTTGAAAACCGTTGTGGGTAACACCACCGTAGGTTCGAATCCTTCTCTACCCGCCACGGAATGGAGGCAGATACGGTTGGCTGCGACAGTTTGCTAAACTGTTTTGGGTAACACCAATGCGAGTTCGAATCTCGCCCATTCCGCCAAATTATTTCATTGAATTAAATTAGTAAATAAATTAGATTATATACATGCAAACGTTCCTACCGTATGCTGATTACAAACAAAGTGCCAAAGTTCTCGATATGAAAAGACTTGGTAAACAAAGAGTAGAAGTTCTGCAATTGTTAAACTCCATTACTGCTATAGATAAAGGTCTCCCTATTAAAGGTTGGAAGAATCACCCATGCCGTAAAATGTGGCAAAATCATAAAAATGCTCTTATTGAGTATGGTCTTGCTATTTGTGAAGAGTGGAAATCTAGAGGCTATAAAGATACCTGCTGGGAGAAAATCCATAACCATTGGGATTACACTAAGAAAAACGATAAACCCGCATTCATTGGTAATGAAGAGTTTCATCAGAGTCATAAGAGTATGCTCAAACAAAAAAAGCCAGATCACTATAATGTAATCTGGCCAGATGTACCGAACAATATCGAATATATTTGGCCTAATTAGGCTTGTATTCGTTTACTATTGGTAATGCAGGATTAATTTGTGTTTCGTTATTTGCTTTAGCAAGTAAACGTAGTTGATCATTACCAGCAACCAATTTTAATGGTATGTTCTTAAAGTGGTGAGAGTGATCATAACATTCAACTTTGTTATCATTACTATCTGCAGTTAATGTTACAATCACATTAGCAACACCAGGACCTGGTTCAACACCGGATATATTACAATTAAATTGTAAACCACTTAAGAGTTTAGCAAATATTTTAGCTAGTTCAGTTGTCTGTATTTCATATGGTGCAGTTATATGATTTACAGACAATTCTCCATCTACATGCATACCACCTCTAATAATTGCATTACCATTTACACCTAAATTGCTATCTACTAATACTTGACCACCTGTCTTATTCTTTAAGATAACTATATCAGATTGTAACATTAATCTGTTTTGTGCATTAATGTTTACTTCAGTTTGACCAGATATATTAACTTGTACACCACCAAGATTTGTTATTGTACCGGATATATTAACAGGTCCAAATGATTTTAAACTCATACCACCAGCACCAACATTTAAACTATATCTGTTACAAACATTTAAAGTGTAATTACCACCCGGCATGTCATCTACGTGAACATATTCAGTAATTGGTGATTCTTTTTGCGATACAAATACACCATTGTCATCCACTAAAACAGCATTATTGTTTATCTTACCAATAAGATCTACTCTAATACTACCAAAGTCATTCATAACTAAACCAATGGTTTCAACTTTATGTTTAGTGATATCAATCACATGGTTACCACCAATACCCATCCTGCTTTCAATTTGAGCTAACTCTACAATTTTACTGTTGTAGAGATTTTTAAGATTTTCATAATCTTTAAATGTTTCAGCTACCCATTCACCATTTTTAGAACTTGGACTCTTACCGGTACCTTTACACACCGGGCATCTAATTGTAGGTGGAAATTTTCTTAAACTAGCTGGTGAACCATATAAAGGTTGTGTTACATTACTGTAATCAGTAACTTGATTATTATTACTCAATACATCAGGTACAAATTCCTGTATAGAAGATACATTGTTTATTACCTTATATTCTTTACCTTTCGCACCTAAACACACAGGACAAACAGCAAAATCACCTTCTCTTGTTTGTAAAGTGCTGGTGTATTTGATAAATTCAGAATCAATTTTTTCAGCTCTTCTAATATCAAATAACTGTTTAATATTAGCTATACCACCCACTACATCTTTCCAAAGTGCAAAAGACTCTACATTAAGATTGCCAACCTTTAAATAGTAATCACCTTTTACATTGTGATCTTCATCTTTACCGATGTATAAATTTCTATAACCTTTAACAGTGTAAAATTGATCTTCATTTACAAGTTTTTGATCATTATGTACTGCTAATTCAACATTAGTTGCATTTGTAAAGCCTTTAAAACTACCACTGTAGTGGCTCATTTTAATAGATTCTCTACCATCACTATTTACAACCTCTATTGAACCACCTTTTTGATTTATGAGAGTTTTACTTCTATATTGTTCTAAATCTGGTGTGACTGCTGATAAAGAATTGTTTTCATAACTACTTGGATAATCTAAACCGCTATTATTTTTATAATCATAGATTTCATTCCAGTCACCCCTACCGTGAAATGCAGCAAAGTATACAGGGTAATGTGGGTCACCATCATAGAAGAATACCCAAACGTGGCTACCAACAGCAGGAATACCAAAAGTACCTTTAGCT